TCAGCCGGCGACGCGATGACGAGGGCTGCGGCCGAGCTCGCGCACGAACGCGCCCTCGGCCACCTGGTCGTTCGCGGGACCCGCGACGACGTCGGAGCCCTCACGGACCTCGACGACGTCGCCCACCGGCACGGTCGCGTTCTGGGCCGCCCAGCGAAGGCCAGCCTGGACCATGCCGACGACGAAGAGGCCGACAGCGATGGAGAACGCCACCCAGTCGGGCAGGTCAGCGAGGATGGCCGCGCCGGCGCCAGCGGCAAGCGCAGCCTGCACGGAGCCGGTCCAGAGAGTCAGGGTGTCGATGATGGGGGTGCGGCGGGTCTGCATGCTCAGGCTCCCTCGATGTCGAGGGCGGAGCGGACGGCGGCGTCCTTGGACTCCAGGAGCTTGCGGAGTGCAGTGGACTTCTCCGGGCCGTCCGGCAGCTGCGCGTCGAGCGTGTCCGCGAGGTCGTGGAACGGCTTGGCGACGTCCCGGAGCGACACGCGGGTCAGGTGGTCGTAGGTGAAGTAGCGGAGGATCGCGTTCTTGGTCATGGGGTTGTCCTTCGGGTCAGGCCAGGCGGAGGGTCTGGCCGGGGTGGATGGTGGAGGTGCGGGTGAGGCCGTTGAGGTTGGCCAGCTGGTCGACGGTCAGGCCGTGCTGACGGGCGATGCCCCACAGGCCCTCGCCCTTGGCCACGGTGTGCGTGGGCAAGGCAGGGACGCGCAGACGCTGGCCGACCTCGATCAGGTGCGGGTCCGCCACCGCGTTGAGCTTGGCGAGGGCCTGCCAGGTGGTGGCGTGGTCCTTGGCGATGCGGCCGAGGGTGTCGCCGGGCCGGACCGTGTAGGTGCCGGTGGCCGGCGCAGGCCGGGACGACGTCGCCGCGGGCGGGGTGGGCTTGGGCTGGACGGGCCAGGCGCCGGCGGCTACGGCCTTGCGGATGGCGTCCCAGCCGCCGGGGATGCAGGTGGGGTCGGTGCGGCCCTCAGCGCCGGGGTAGCCGACGGGCTGCCACTCGCCGTGCATCATGATTTCGAAGCGGTCCGGGGCCCACTCCTTCTTGAGCTGGGCGAGGATCTTCACGAGGGTCACGAGCTGCGCTTCCGTGGCCGGGTACGCGGACCCGTTCGCGTCCATGCTGATGCCGATCGTGTGGAAGTTCGCCTCGCCGTCTCGCACGCCGGGGTTGGGTCCGGCGACCTTGGTGGGCCAGGTGCCGTGGCCAGCCTGCCAGCCCGGACCGGCCGCGATGAGACGGACGGTGCCGTCGCGGGCGATGAGCATGTTGTAGGTGTGCGCGCCGCGGGTGCCCCACCGATCCGTGACGACGTCGAGGGTCGGGGCCTGCGGATCGCGGTAGGCGCGGTCGCCGGCGGCAGCCTTCGCGAACGCCGCGTCGTCGGACTCCGTCGTGTGAAGGATCGCTCCGTAGACCGTGTCGTAGCCGCGGGGTGCGCCGGTGCGGTCCTCCGTGTAGCCGGTGCGGGTCTCCCAGCCGGGGACGCCCTCCCAGCGGTCGGGGCCGACGGCGGTGTCGAGGACGCGGCCGAGGCCGGTCAGGAAAGGGGGGTTGCTCATGGGTCAGTCCTCCGTGGGAGTGGTGGGGGTGATGTCGAGGCGGGCGAGGATGCCCTCCAGGTGGATGCGGCGGGCTCGCTCGCTGGTCAGCTCTGCGCGCGTGGTCTCGAGGTCCTGACGGCAGTCGTCGTACAGGTCCCGCGGCAGCGCCGCCGGGGTCTGCGTGGTGGGGGGCTCCGCGCCGGGGGCGGTCGCCGTCTCGATGCGGTGGCGCACGACCCAGCCGATGCCGGCCATGAGGGCCAGGACGATGGGGGAGAGGGAGGTGATGAGCAGGGCGATGTACTCAGGGCTCAAGAGGTCACCTCCCGGTGGGCGCGGTGGCGGGCTCCGGGCTGGTGGTGGCGTGGGCGGCGGACACGAGACGGGACAGCTCGAGGCCGACCTGGGTGGCACGGGCCGCGCAGCCCAGGGCGATCCCGGCGCCCATGATCTGTGTGGACGGGCCACCCTCGAGGCCGTAGACGACGAAGAGGCTCACGACATAGGTGGCCTTCGTCAGGGCGAATACCGCGCACCCGACGAGCTCGGCGGACATCGAGTAGATGGGCAACTTGCGGTGCGCGGCCATCAAGGCGCCGGCCGCGGCCATGATCGGGCCGATCAGGTGCAGACCAGCCCAGATCTCCTCCCACGGGGAGGCCAGGACCTCCTCCACGGCGCGCGATGAGATGACCCCCGTGACGTGTGCGACGCCGAGCACGACCATGCCGATGTAGAGCGTGATCGCGAACGCGTGGGTCGAGCTGGTGACGGGGACGTGGGGTGCGGTCATCGGTGGGCCGCCGTGTCGTCAGGGTGGCGGGCCTCGGAGATGTAGAGCGCGACGAGCAGCAGGCACAGCCAGCCCGGGAGCGCGTAGATGATCGCGGCGGAGGGGACGCCGCCACCGATCGTGCCCCACGTGATGAGCGCGCTGATCGTCCCCCAGATCCCCGTCTGCAGGATCAGGGGGGCTGGGGCGAGCTCACGCCAGCGCAACACCACGAGCACCGACAGGGTGCCGGCGAACACCGCCGCGAGCGCCCACGCCACCGGGGACGCGAACGCCCACATCGGCGCCCACGTAGGCGTCTGAAAGCGGTCCGGGGCGAGGACGAAGGTCAAGCCGATCGCGACGAGCGCGGCCGAGAGGGACACCGCCACGATCTCCGGGAACGCGCTGCGGCGGATACGGACGACTAGTTGAGCCACGCGACGAGGCACGGGCACCTCCTAGGGTCTGGGACGACAACGGCCCCCGACGCGTGGGTCGGGGGCCGCTAGGGTGGGGGGCATGAAGCCCTTGGACGCTGCACGTCTGCTGAAGCACCGCTTGTATGTGGCTTGCAAGCCCGCCATTGGCCTGAGGCGGCTGTCGAAGTTACGGCGTCAGGGCGTCCTTATCGAAGGCACACCGATGCTCAGCGCAACGGCTGTCGTGCAACCTGGTGCGCGGCTGCTCGGCCATGTCTACGCCAACCACGGGGTGCTGATCGAACGAGGCGCGACCGTAGGGCCAACCGTCGCGTTGGGACCCGGCGCTGTCGTGTTGACCACGACCCACGAGATGGGGCCCTCAACTCAGCGCGCAGGCGAGACAGTTGTCCACCCCACGGTCGTCGGTGAAGGGTGTTGGCTCGGGGCACACGCAGTGATCCTCCCGGGGGTTACTGTCGCCCCTGGGTGCGTCGTCGCCGCCGGGGCCGTCGTCACGAAGGACACGGCCCCGGACGGCTTGTACGCTGGAGTCCCCGCACGCCGCGTGAAGGATCTACCGGGCGCTCAGAGTGCCGCGTAGGCGACCTGCACCCACTTGGCGTCGATGCAGCGGAAGGTCCAGAGGGTCGTCTTTCCGGGTGCCGTGTTGATGGCATCCACTCCGACGTAGCGGCTGCCCCAGGTGACGGCCCGCCCGCCGGTCGCATCCTGGGTGAGCTTCACCGTGAACTCCATGCCGCCGCCGGTCCGGTCGTCGGCAGGGTTGGCGATGGTGATGTTCCCGGTAAGGGTGGTGGACAGCCCGCCTGTCACGATGGGGTCAGGGGTGAGGGTGGCCGCGTATGTTGCACGGTCCAACTGTCCTCGCTCGACCCCCATGATGACGGTGTTGCCCACGTTGACGACATCCCCGACAGCGGACCCCGTGAGGCCCTTCTGGATGAAGTGGCTGCCGCTGGTGCCACCGGACCAGCCGACCCGGACGTAGTTCGGTTCCTTGGCGACGTGCGCCAGCGAGTCCGGGTTGGCGCGGAGCCCGCCAGAAACGGGAGCCGGGTCGGCCACGCCGATGTCCACGTTGTTGTACCTGCCGGTGATGTACACGCAGCTGCCCTCGTTGCGACCCACCATGCCGTGGACACGGTTCGAGTTGGAGGCGATGTAGAAGCCGTGCGCGGCGGCGTCCTGCGATTCGCAGTTGACGATCTGCTGGTGGTCCGCGCCGAGCTCCATGTAGTAGGAGCACGCTGCCGGGTTGAGCAGGGTTTCGGTGGCGGTCTTCCACGCGAACTTTCCGCGCGCGGCACCGTACCCCGGCCACCACGCCTTACACCCGGAGGCACGGCACTCGGTGCCGTTCGCGGTGAAGTGGAAGCCGTGGGAATACGACTCGCCTACGGTGCAGTCCGTATACCACATGTCCGAGCGGTCCGCGTAGAACCCGGCACCACCAGAGCGGAACACGAAGCACTGGGAGTGCCGGGCCTCCACGGCACGGGAGTAGACGCCGTGGCCGTAGGTGTAGCGGACCAGGACACGCTCGATGAACGGCACACCGCAGGACGCCATTTCCCCGTCCGGTGTCGTGTTGGAAAGAAGCTCGATACCCGCGTTGCCGCCGGTCTGGTCCTCCTTGTGCCCGTCGAGTTGCATGTCTCGGATCTCGTACCAGTAAGCGTCGGCTGGGGCGACGATCATGGACGAGTTCGCGGCCTTCGCCAGATGCACGACGGTCTTCCACCCGGTGCCGCGCAGGGAGACGCCGGTCCGCAAGTACACGGGTCCGTTGAGATGGTAGGCCCCGTCGAGCCACACGATGCCACCGCCTGCGTTGCCGGCGGCGTCGACGGCCTTCTGGATCGCGGCCTTGTCCGTAGCCCCGGTGCCATCGCCGGAGACGGGGACAAGCTTTCCAGGCGCGTTTGACGCGCCCGGCTGGCCGGTGGAGGTGTTGGCATACCGGGGGTCTCCAACCGTCACTACGTCACCGTTTTCCTGGATGAATCGCAGAGGGGCGTAGCTGTTCGCCATGATGCTCCTTGGGTCAGGCTGCCGGGAGGGCGGCGTAGAGGGACTGGACCTGGGCGTCGGTGAGGGCCTTGCCTCGGAAGAACGCGAGGCCGGCGGCGCGGCCCTCATTGAGCCTCACGTCGGTGTTCTTGGAGGGGTAGCCGTTGGTCCAGGTGGTGGGGTTGGCCTGGCCTGCGAGCTGGCCGTCCCAGTAGAAGCGGACCGTGGTGCCGTCGTAGGTGAAGGTGAGCATGTGGCGGCCGGTCACCACGGCTGGGGTGACGACGTTCATGTTCTTGGAGTCAGCCCAGGCGCGGACGACCGGGGTGACGTCCGGCCCGGCGGTGATTTCTGCGGACATCGTTTCCCAACCGACCCCGAATACCTTGCCCGTGTTCTTGACCACATCCACCAGGACGTTGGCGGTGAACTTGGTCGCCCCAGCCAGGGTGGTGTGGGGGAAAACAGGTCCGCCAGAGACGATGCCCACGGACGTGGCCCCGTCACCGATGCCGGGCGCACCCAAGGTCGTGCCGGGCGCGTTGACGGTGCCGGACAGGGGGGAAGCGTTGCCAATATTGCGGAACGTCTGTCCGGTAGGGCCCGTGGTGGCATCGTCCAGCGGGTAGTAGTCGGACGGGGCCAACGCGAGCACCGCATCCCGGTACGCGGACACCTGCACCGCCGTCGCCTTCGCCACACCCGCGCCCAGGGACACGTTCCCCTCAGCGTCACGCACCCGGTGCCGGAACGTGAACGTCGTCCCCTGCGCCAGACCCGTGAACTCGAACGTCGAGGACGACTGCCAGCCGCTCCAGGTGATGCCGTTGTCCTTCGAGAACGAGTACGGGGCAGCGTTCAGTGCCCGGTCGTCCGACGCACCAGACACCGTGAGCGTCGCCTTCGAGGATGTGGTGGTCACGGTCAGGGTGCCAGCCGCCGGGGGCACAGTGTCAGGGGTCGGGGTCACATACACGTTGCCCGAGTCCAGCCACCACCCCGACGCGGGCTGGACGCCGCCCACCTTGATAGCCGACGCCGCCACAGGGGCCTGCCACACCGCCTTACCGTCAGTGCCGGTCGTGAGCACCTGCCCGGGCTGACCGCCCTCCGGCATACCGCCACCGATCTCCAGTTCCTCCGCGAGTGCGGGCAGCTGCCGGCGGAGCTCGGCGTCGGTGACGATCAGGTCCTCGGGGTTCTCAGCCATGGGTGCCTCCTCAGGCGCGGACGACGGCCAGCCGGCCGGACGTGGTGGTGGTCAGGATGGTCGTGCCCCCGGCACGGTGAGCCAGCCGGCCGCCGTCGGTCACCGCGATGTGCGACACCGACGCCGACGTCGGCGGCAGGCCCGCGAGCGCAGCCCGGAGGTCTGCGATGGCGGCTGCGCGGGCGGTGCGTTCGGCGTTGAGAGCGGCGGTCCAGGCGGCGGGGTTGGGGCCGGTGGTGGGGGAGAGGGTGGCCGGGTCGATGCGGGTCAAGCCGGTCACGGGGATCGGTGGGGCGTCGTCGTCGCTCTCGGGGACGAGGACCCACCAGGTGAACGGGGTCCGGTGCTCCGGGTAGTGGCGGATGCGCCAGGCTTCGCCGGGGTCGGTGGGGTCGAGGTCGATGACGGTGGGGCCGTCGATGTGCTCGAGGCGGCCGTCGGGCAGGTGGATGCGGGCGCCGTCGATCTCGAGGCGGGTGCGGGCGACGACGACGGTGCCGCGGCCGCCCCAGTCGATGAGGATGCGGGTCATGCTCTCACCGCCAGGCGGCCGGTGGAGGTGCGGGTGACGGGGACGGTGCCGGTGCCCTGCGCGAAGACGAGCCGGCCGGTGTCGGTGCGCGCGACGTGGGAGACGGTGAGGCGGGCGAGCTCGGCGACGGCCTCGGCCGCCTTCTTGAGCGTCTCGACACTCGGCCGCGTGAGGGTGACAGGGCCGGCGGTGAGACGGACCATGCCGGTCGTGGTCTCGGCCTGGAACTCCGTGATCAGCCCGTGCGCGCCCGTCACGAGCGTCACCGGGGCCCCGTCCCGGAAAGCCTGGACCGGGGCCAGGGTCTCAGCGTCCTCCACCCGGACCCGCACCCCCACCAGGGGCCGGCCCGTGGCCTGATCCGCGATCACCGCGGGCGCGTACGTGTGCATGATGAGCCTCCAGGTCAGAGCGGATAGGTGCGGCCCAGCAGGATCTTCTGGGTGCCTCGGTGCAGCAGCAGCACGCGGGCGCCCACAGGCAGATCCGCGGCCGGGATGAGCGAAAGCGGGGCGAGCGGGTCCGTGGACGGGTCGGCGCCCGCCTGGCGCACACGCACCGGGTTCGTGGACACCACCACGCCGTCCGAGACGCGCAGCCCCGGTGTCTTCGCGGCCTCCTGCGGGCCGGCGAGCGCCTGCACCAGGCCGGCCATCGGGTTCCTCGTCACGAGACCACCTCCCGAACTGTCGTCTCTGCCAGGCCCGTGCCGTCGTCGAAGCTGGTCTTCTCGATGACCGCGAGCACGTCGACGTCGTGCCGGGTGCGCACGAACCGGACCACCTGGGACATCTCCAGCGGCAGCGGCAGATGCTGGAACGTGAACGTGCTGGCGGGCCGCTGCACCTCTTTCAAGCGGAGGTCCGCTCGCGCCTGCAACACCTTCTGGGAGGCCGCGTCGACCTCCTCGACCTTGGTGATGACCATGTCGCGGCGCATCGTCCCATACGGGGACGACGTGTCCCGGGCGGACGCGGACATGGGCAGCGTGTCCGGGTCGTCCGAGCGGGCGATCAGCACCACCTCGTTCGGGATCAAGTAGGTGTCCCGGTTGTGGGTGACCTCGGGGGCGTACCGCATGGCCGTCGAGTCGTCCCGGAACGTCCACGCCACCCCGCGGGAGGTCGCCGCCCGGGCCGGGCCGGCGCGGAGCACACCCTGCGGGTCCGCGTAGACCGCCGTGAAGTTCGCGACGGGGAGCATGTCGTTGACCATGCGGAGGTAGGACGTGCCCGCGTCCCACGACATCTGCGCCGCGAACGTCTCACTCGAGTCCTCGAGCGCGTGCTTGAGGCCCTGCCGGTCCAGCAGGTGCCGCACCGTGCCGATGATGTTCGAGCCCTTGCGGGCCACCCACTCCGAGACCGTGGAAGTCTGCACGTCCAGCCGGTACATGGCGTCGAACAGCTGCAGCTCCTGCGCGCCCCGCGTCTTGTCCGTGAGGACCCGGGTGGGGGACTCCACGATGAACGTGCCCACCGTCCACTGCAGGGACTGCCCGCGGTGGCTGATGCGCTGGTGCGCGCGGAGCCGATGCTCCATCCAGTCGATGTCCTCGGCGCCCTGCCACGTGCAGGACCCGCCCGAGCGGATCGTGGCGTTGACGTTGTTCTCGAACCGGAAGTCCCGCACCCCGCGCAGGGTACGGATGAACCGGTTCGTGCGGGCGTGCACCAGCTCGTAGATCCACTCGACGTCGCGGGAGCCGGCCAGCAGGTCCACCGCGGCCGGCCCCCACTCCGGGGCGTCGATCAGGTGCAGCTGATCCGTCACTGCTCCACCGCCTCCGCCTCCGCCTCGACATGGTCGATCTCGTACACCGTGAAGGACGCCTCCTCGAGGATCCGCTCCTCACTGCCGGAGACCTCCGAGATGTCCGCGAACCAGCGGCGGCCCTTCGCGTCCCGGTAGAGGATCGGCAGGTCAGCGTCCGCGAGGAACTGCTCGAGCTCCGCGTACGTGCACCCGCCGTCCGGGTTCGGGGCCAACCGGACCGACACGCTCACCGCATGGTCGACCTGCTCACCACGGACCGCGACCGGCAGGGACGAGCCCGCCATGTGATGCCGCTCCGAGGCGCGTGACCACGACGGCCCCGTGCGCGCGTTGTCCCGCATCCGCACCTGCCGCGACCAGCCCGGCCCCGCGTTGAGCCAGATCCAGCCCTCCGGGTCCGGGGCCACCAGCACCGGCGCCGCCTCCGCTGTGGAAGGCAGATCCGAGACCGTGACCAGCCGGTACGCCGTCGTGCGAGACGTGTGCGGGGTCGGGTCCACAAGCGCCGTGTCCACCGGCAGGCCCGCTGCGATCCGCAGCCAGTCACCGCCGTCCACGGACCGCCAGATCTCCGCCGACGTCGCTTCCGCCTCACCCTCCGCCGGCGGCGGCACCGCCACCGTGAGCATGACCGAGGCCGAGTCCGGCAGCCACTCCGCCGTGAGCACACCCACAGGCGGCTCCGGGTAGTCCACGGCCACCGTGACCTGATCCCACTCCGACCACAGACCAGACGCCGCCCGGGCCCGCACACGAATCGTGTACGCCCGGCCGTCCTGCAGCCGCACGGGCGGCGTCAGCCCCCGCGAGGCATGCTCCCAGGTGCGCTGGTAGATGATCGAACCCTCGTCATCGAGGATCTGCGCCGACCCCGCCGCCTGCTCCTCACCCTCCGGGTCGAAGAACTCGAACACGATCTTCGCCTGCGACGCGGCCAGCGGCCCCTCCGCCGGCGACGTGATCGTCACCGACGGGGCCTGCGCCACCCGAGTCAGCTGCAGCACCGACCACTGGGACGGGTCCACGTGAGCGCCCCACGTGCGGACCTGCCACTCCACCGTCCCCGGCTCCCACAGCCCCACCGGGACGACATGCGTCGTGCCCGCCGCCGCGGCCTTCGGGATGCCATTCCAGGCACTCGTCCCCACCGGCCGCCACCGGATCTCTCGAGCCGACTGCTCCGAGGAATCCGCAGTGTTGTGCCGCCACGACAGCGTGATCGGCAGCGCCGCGTCCGCGAGCGCCGGGGCCAGGCTGGTGGGGGCCGCGGGGGTGCGAGGAGCTGCACCCAGGGGGAGTGCGCCCAGGCCGAGGTCAGGGTCTTGCCCTGCGTGTCGACCTCGGCGAGGACCGCGTACTGCAGCGGCAGGGACGGGTCGGGGGTCTTGATGAGGTACGAGGTGCCGGTGGAGGTCCACCCGGGGTACTGCCAGGGGCCGCCCTCCTGCCGCCACGCCAGGCGCGAGCGGGAGTGCGGGGAGATGGACTTGACCCACGAGACGAGGACGTCCAGGCCTTGTCGGACGGCCTTCACGGACGTCGGGGGTGCCGGGGTGGTGTACACGGTCGGGGAGGTCGCGTACGCGGAGGTGCCGCCCGTGTTCTTCGCGGCCACGCGCCACTGGTAGCGGCGGCCGGCGGTGGTCGTGGTGTCCGTCCACGAGGACACGTTGCCGACCGTGGCCACGGTCTTCCACGGGGTCGCGTTGTCCGCGGACCGCTGGATCACCTGGTTCTGGTACGGGGCCGAGGCCGAGCCCGGGCTGTTCCGCGTCCAGTTGATGACGTGCCGGGTGTCCGAGGACTGGGTGACCTGCACGCCCGACGGCGCCGCAGGGGCGGCCAGAGGGCGGGCCGGCACCGGGACGGACCCGGAGACCTTCGCCGTCGTCGGGATGTACGCCAGCCCGGACATGCTCGCCGACCAGGACAGGGTCTGCGCCTTGCCGTACGCGAGCGGGACGGACACTGTGCGTGTCGAGACGACCTGCGAGCCGCCGGACAGGCTGCCGATCCGCACGTGCGGGGACGTCGTCGACGCCCCCAGCCCCCCGGAGAGGACGAACGCGGTCGACGGGTCGTCGATCGCCGCGGAGGTCTGCAGCGTGTGCGTGACCGTCACGGACACCGACGACGTCGACGCGGTCACCTTGGTCGGCGACATCGTCGCCGACCAGATGAGCCGCATCCGCCGCCCCGACACGGACGCCCACGCACCTGCACCCGACCACGCCATGGGTCCTCCTGGAAGTCATGGGGCGGCCCCCAGAGCGGGGGCCGCCCGTTGTCACGCCCCGGCGTGCTGCCGGAGCGGCTGCGCCAGCCCGTTCACGTGATGCCGGATCCTCGCGTCCGTGCGCTGCGCCAGGTAGGCCGGGAACGCTGTCCCGTCCTCCAGCACCAGCGTCAGCTCAGACGGGAAGCCGAACCCTGCCCCGGCGGACTGGTCTGCAGGGACGGCGGTAGCCGACACCCCCCATCCGAGGGACGCCGACGCGGCGGCGAGTGAGCCCACATCCACCGAGGGGGTGGCGGCGAAGTCCGCGGCGGACATGAACTCCGCAGCCTGCCGTTCGAGGTAGCCCGCCTCGCCCGAGATCGCATCCGCGAAGTCACGAGACAGCGCCCGACCCGAGTACGTGGTGTACCCGCGACCCGAGAACGGGCCCTCCTTGGCCGGGGAGAACGGGAACAGGCGACGCACCGACTCGAGGCCGCCCCTCGCCGCCTCCTTGACTCCACCGAAGGCCGACTCCATGCCGGACTTGAAGCCGTTCAGCAGCGCCTCACCGGAGCCACGCAGCAGGTTGCCCAGGTCACCCAGGGCCTCCTTGATGCGGCGCGGCAGGTCCCGGAAGAAACCCAGGACGTCGTTGATCCTCTGATCCACGATCCCGCGCAGCGCCTGGAGGCCGGAGCTGAACTTCTCCTTCGCCCCGTCCGTTGCCTCACGGGACCGGTTGACGATGTTCGTCTTCAGATCCCCGAAGAATCCGGTGATGCGTGACACGAAGCCTGAGACGGTGTCGCGCACAGCAGACGTGCCGCCGGAGAAGAGGCTCTTCACGAGATCCCACGCCCCGGACGCAGCAGTGCGCATCCCCGAGCCGAGCGACGAGAAGAACCCGGTCACCCGAGCCACCATGTCCGACACGAAAGACGTCACAGCCGACACCCCGCCGGACACGAAGCCCTTGACCGCTCCCCACGCAGACGACGTCGAGGACGCGATGCCAGAGCCGAGCGACGAGAAGAAGCCGAGCACGCCCGAGACCAGACCCGACACGAGCCCAGTCACGGCCGACGCCCCAGAGGAGACAGCGGCACTGACCGCCGCCCATGCCGCACCCGTGGCCGACGCGATGGCCGACCAGGCAGTGGACCACGCGGCACGCACCATCTGCACGACGCTGACGATTGCCCCGATCCCAGCAGTGAGCGCGCCGAACACCACCGAGATGATCGACCAGGCGACGGACACCGCTCCCGCGATACCCGACCACGCCGGGACGACCACGTTCTGCCACAGCCACATGACGACGCTGGCCCACCCGCGGATCCCGTCTGCGAGCAGCGAGAGCACCGGCTGGATGAAGCCGGTCCACGCTGCCGAGATGGCCGCAGAGATCCCCGCCCACGCAGGGACGATCACGTTCTGCCACAGCCACATGACGACGCTGGCCCACCCGCGAAAGCCGGCCGCGAGCAGCGAGAGCACCGGCTGGATGAAGCCGGTCCACGCCGCCGAGATGGACGCGGAGATCCCCGACCACGCCGGGACGATCACGTTCTGCCACAGCCACATGACGGCCGGGGCGAGCGTGCCAGTGACCCACGCCCCGAACGCCGAGAGCGCCGGCAGGATCACCCCGTTCCATGCGGCGGCGATCGCAGCGGAGATGCCCGCCCAGGCAGGGACGATGACGCCCTGCCAGAAGTTCATGAACGCGGGCACGAGGGTGCCAGTGATCCAGGTGCCGATCGCCTCGAACACGGGGCGGATCACGCCCTCCCACGCGGCCTGCGCGGCGGCCTTGATGCCATTCCAGGCGCCGTCCACGACCTGCCGGAACCAGTCGAACTGCGTATACGCGTAGATCGCAGCGGCCACCAGTGCAGCCAGCACGACGATGACAATCCCGACGGGGTTGGCGGCCATGACGGCGTTGAGCTTCACGAAGCCGGCAGTGAGCAGCAGCTTCGCGGCCGCCACCGCCTTCGTGACAGCCGCCCACGCCTTGAACGCGCCCACGAGGATGCCGACGGCGGCGCCCGCGGCGCCCAGGGTGACCGCCAGGAACCCCAGCCAGGAGCTGTTCTGCTGCACCCAGCCGCCGAACGCGGCGAGCGCCGGGATCAGGCTGTTCTGGAACCAGCCGTAGACCTCCTGCACCCGTGCCGCGAGGGCCTCCATGAAGCCGAGCAGCCCACCCTGGGTGATGGTGCCGTCGGCCCGCCCCCACGCGTCCATGAACGCGCCGACGGCGTCCACGGCGATACCCATCCAGGTGCCCAGCGCGCCGAACACGGCGGCGCCCATGGGCTCCAGCCACACGAGCACGTTGTTCTTGAACAGCTGCCACGCTTCGGCGAAGTCCATCGTCTCCGCGCCGACGTCCAGGATCGAGTCGGAGGTCTGCCCGGCGGCCTTCGTGAGGTCGTCCAGGTTCACCCGGCCCGAGGCGAGCGCGTCGATGAACTGCGGGGCGCCCTTCGTGCCGAACACTTTGCCGGCGAGCTCGAGGGCGGCTGCCTCGTCGCCGGAGGCGATGAAGCCCTGGATCTCCCCGACGACGCGCTTGAACGCCTCCTGCGGGGCCTCACCGTCCTTGGCGAGGGTCACCATGCCCTTGGACATGGCGGCCATCATCTTGTTCGAGTTCAGTCCGGCCTTGTCGAGCTCGCCGGCCAGGACGGCTGTCTCCTCGAAGCTGAAGCCGAGCTGCTTCATCGCGGGCGCGTTCACGCCGACCACGGTGGCCAGGTCGTTCATGCCGACGCCGGTGGCCTGGGACACCTGGAACAGGTGGTCCATGGCGCCGACGACGGCCTCGCCCTCGATCCCGAACGCGTTGAACGCGGCCGAGGTCTTGTTGATGTCCACGTCCTCGCCGAGGATGCGGCCCGCCTCGAGGTACTGGGCGGCGACCGTCTCCAGGGTCTCGCCCGAGAGGCCCATGCGCGTGTTGACGTCCGCGACCGTGGTCCCGACCTGCTCAAACGAGGCCGGAACGTTCTGGCCTACCCGCTTCGCGGAGTCGACCAGGCCGTCCAGCGCGTCGCCCGTCGCGCCCGTGCCGACGCGGATGGTGTCTGCGACGTCGTCGAAGACCTCGCCCACCTTGTACAGGAACGCCCCCGCAGCCATCGCGCCGGCGCCCGTTGCGGCGATGCCCACGGTGAGGGCCTTGCCGAACCGCTGGCCAATCTGCGACCCGGCCTTGTCCGCCGCGCCACCAGCCCCGGTGACCAGAGCGGGCCCGAAGTCCTTGAACGACGGGAGGACCGGCAGCCAAACGGCCTCGTTGGCCTGCGCCATAGTGCCCTCCTCGGGTCAGGATGCTGGGGTACGTCCGATCGCCGCCGTGGCCTCGGCCTGCAGGGCAGCCATCCGCGCGGCCGCGCGACGACGCCGAGACCTCTGCACAGCGGTCTCCGCCGGGCGTGCCGGCGGCGGCAGGGTCGGCTTGGCCTTCACGACGCCGGCCACCAGCGCGAACAGCGCCTCCACGCCACCGGTCAGCCGGTCCAGCCGCTGCTCGACCGGCCCATACTCAGACAGCCGCGGCGGGCCGGCGCGGTCGGGGATCTGGTCGAGATACGCCTCGACCACCTCGTCGTCCTCCCACCTGGCCAGCTCCAGCCGCGAGCGCGGCGGCAGCCCCTCGATGAGGGCGTGGAGGCGGCGCCAGGTGTGGACCCCCGAAAGACGTCCAGGAGGTCCACGCCGTAGGTGGCGAGGAGGTCGCACTCGATGTGCGGCCCGTACCTGTCGACGAGGGCGATCAGGGACGGGAGGGTGCTTCCCCCACGGGGCGCCACCCCTGCTTGATGAGGGTGCGGATGCGGCGGGGGTCCTTCTCGAAGCGCTTGCCGCCGCCGGGGCCGACGAGCTCGTGCTCTTCGGGGAGGTCGAAGTGGACCATGATGTCCATCATCAGCGCCTCCATGGCCTTGTACGGGGCCTTGGCGAGGAGCGGTTCGATGCGCGCCCACTCGGTGCCGCAGAGGGTGATGAGCATGGCTTCCATGTCACCGGTGCGGTAGGCGCGGGCCCACTGCATGAGGGCGGCTCCGGTCGGGGCGGGGATGGAGATGGTCTCGTCCTTGGAGACGGCCAGCTCGAAGGGGGCGTGCGCGGCCTCGGCCGTGTACTGGTCCCAGGTCTTGAAGGTGGTGTTGCTCATGGCTGGTGGGCCTTTCGCTCGGGGGTGGTCAGGACTTCTTCGTGGCCGTCTTGTCGGCGGCCGCGGGGGCGCCCTGGGGCTTCCAGCCCTGGGCGAGAAGGTTGGTGCGCTCGGTCGGGGACGTGGGCGTCCACTGGCGTGCGCCGTCGGGGGAGACGAGGGGGGTCTGCTTCTCGGCCATGGGTCCTCCATGTCGTCGTGGGCCGGGGATGGGAGGGGCGGCGCGGGTGGCCCACCAGCTGATGCCCGCGCCGCCCGGTCTCAGGTCAGGCGGAGGCCGGGGCCGGGAAGCCCATGTCCTCGTGCTTCAGGCCGGGGCCGCCCCAGATCTCGCGCATGGCCGTGCCGACGGCGCGGTCGTTGTAGGCGGTGAAGGTCAGGCCGTAGCGCAGCTCCTCGTCCTCGGACCACTTCTGCTCGGCGTTCTCGGAGACCTGGGCGCGCGGGAGCCAGCGGACGACGTAGAGGGCGTCGGGGCCGTCGCCGTCCTTGCCGACGGCCAGGACGCGCCAGAGCAGCGGCGCGGGCCGGGAGGGCTTGTCGATGATGACGTTGCCCTTGGCGTCCGTGGTGAGGCCGGACAGGTCCACGCCCTTGTCCATCTCCAGGGTCGTCAGGTGGGTCTCCTGCGCGGTGAACTGCAGGCCCATGACGTCGGAGAGGATGTCGCGGCGGGTCGGCTCGGCGTAGCCGTGGGAGGTGACGTCAGAGGTCTCCTGCTCACGGGACCAAGTCGCGCCGTCCTCCTTCGTGGTGAGGCCGATCGGCACGTAGCCGGCCGGGAGGATCAGCTGGGTGCCGTCCCAGATCTGGGTGGGGGCCTCGTCCGCGGCGTCCCATCGCTTGGCGAAGAGCGCCATCTCCAGGATCTTGCGGATGCGGTTGTTGTCGTGGCCCTTGAGGGTGTCGAAGGTGCCGGTGGTGGCAGTCGCCATGAGGGTGTCCTCCTAGAGGTGATGTTCGGGGGGTGCTGGGGTCAGTAGCGGCGGAAGCGGGCCGCGTACACGGCCACGTACCGATGGACGGCCGGGTTGCCCCAGTCGACCCACGACGGCGCGGACGACGTCCGCACGGAGTCGAAGAGCACGGCGCCGGCACGACGTCCGCTGAGCTCGTGCATCGCGGCCCGTGCCCGCTCCGCGAGCGCCCGTGCCGTGGCCCGGGTCGGGGCGAACGTCTCGACGTCGATCGCGGGGGCGTCCGTGATGCCGTCGTCCGTGCCGGGGCCGCGGGTGACGCGGATGAATCCGGGCAGCTGCTCCAGGTCGGGGGGAGTGGCGACGGACACGCGGACGCCGAGGGTCTGGGCGAGGTGGGCCACGAGGGCCTTCTCAACGTCGGGCCACATGCGGGTCACCCTCCTTCAGCGGCGCGGCCGAGGATGCGGCGGCGCCCGGTGCGGGACGAGCCCCACTCCTGCTCGGCGTTGTCGCCGACGACGTTGACGTACTGGCGGCCTCCCGGGCGGGTGCCGGCCACCGTGGTCACCTGCATGTCCACGTCCTCGGCTGCGGCGAGCGCCTGTGCGCGGGCCGCGATGCCGTTGGCCTTGGCCTGCAGGGCCGGCAGGATCCCAGGGTGGGCCCATGCCTTGGCCATGAGCTCGGGGCCGATGCGGACCTCAGCCACGGACCCTCCCGAGTGCGGCCTTCACGAAGCCCGGGGTGATGAAGCCGCCGGGCTGGCGGCCGGGCTCGCCCTCGACCTCGTACTGGTCGCCGGCCACGATCACGGCGTCCGCTGCGCCTAGGGGGGCGTCGAGCGGCAGGTAGATCCACAGGCCGTCGATCTGCTGCTCCTGTGCCACCACGGCCTCGGACGAGCCCCGCGGCTCGTACCAGCACGCCCACGTCTCGCGCCGAGGCTCCGCCGGCACCGGCACGCCGTATTCGTCGTACTCGGTCGACTCGCCGCGCAGCACGAGCTCACACGTCTCGGTCATCAGCTGCATGATCAGACCCTTCCGCCGAGCATGTACCGGGACAGGACGGTGTCCGTGGCCGGGTCGATGCCGCCCTCGAGGGTGACGGAGCGGCCGCCGATGGACTCGCTCTTCACGCGTCCGCCGCCGACGGTGGCGCGGGCGCGGTCGGCGATCAGGGCGAGGAGCTCGTCCGGGCACTCGTCGAAGCCGTGCTGGACCGTGATCGTGACGACGTCGGGCCAGCCTCCGGGCATGAGGAGCACGCCGTCGCCGAGGTCGTAGACGTCGGCCGGGGTGAGGTCCTGGCGGTGAGGGGAGGTGATGGCCTTGACCTCGACGACGCGCAGGGTGCGCAGTACGAGGGTGTCCGAGCCGCCGGTGCGGAGCGTCCACGTGTCCTCGCGCTGCGGGGCGATGTGCCACTCGCACTCGGCCCGGATGGATCCGACGGCGGCGTCCACCGCCTTCTGCTGGTAGGGGGCGCCCGCGAAGCCGACCAGGTCGGACGCCTCGATCATGTCGTTGCTCGCGCGGTTCACGTGCGCCCCCTTCCAGGTCAGTCGGTGGTGGTCTCGAACGCCTCGAAGCCGGCGCCGTCGGCCTTGCCGTCAGCGTCGGCCCCGGCGTCGGCGGGGGCCTTGTCCTGCGGAGCAGGGGCCTGCTTGTTCGCCGGCTTCGGGGCAGAGCGGCGCCGGCGGGCGGGCTTCGGGGCCTCCTGCCGGTCAGCCTCGGTGAGGCCGCGGCGCTTGGCGTCGTGCTCGGAGAGCAGCAACGTCGTGGCGAACCCGTTCTCGTTGGTGATCTCGTAGGGCTTCAGGCCAGCCATGGTGACCTCCTCGGGTCGTGGTTGGGGGCGGCCCGCCCCGCGTGTGCGGGGCGGGCCGTCAGGGGTTCACCGGTCAGCCGGCGACCGTGGTCTTCACGAACGCGGCCGGGCGGGTCACGCCGAACGCGACGCGCTCCTCGGCCAGGACGGCCACGAGGTTGCGGACGAAGAAGTCCGCGTGCGAGTCCGAGAAGGTCACGGTGGTGTCCTCGCGGTCCCAGAGCACGGCCTTGGAGAAGTCGCCGACCACCGCGGTGCCCGCGGCGATCGTCTCGGACTCCACGACCGGCAGGGACCACAGGGTGCGCGGGCCCATCGTGAACGGGCCGGCGCCGTAGAAGCGGCCGCCGGTCTCGCGGGCCAGGTCCACGGTCTCGACGTCCAGCGGGTTCATCAGGACCGCGTTCGGGACCACACGGCCCACGGTGCGGGCCTTCGTGATCGCCTTGCGGACCGAGACGAACACGTCGGTGTCGAAGGACTGGGACTGGATGCCCGAGGTCGAGAGGATGCCGGTCAGGTTCTCCCCGACGCCGTCGCCGGTGAGGATCTGCGCCTCCTCGGCCTCCGCGATGTCCTTGGACAGCTCGTCCCGGATCAGGTCCTCGAGCTGCGCCGCGTCCGCGAGCGCCCGCTTGGTGACGGGCACCCACTCGGCGATGGTCTTCACGGAGGTGGAGATGCGCTCGAAGGCCCAGGAGCCCTCGGGCTTGAGGCCGCCGGTCACGTTGGTGACGGTGGTGCCGTCGATCGCGGCGGCGGACTGGGCCTCGGGGACGGGCTTGGCCGCGTTGGTGTGCGCGGTCTGGCGGACGTACTCGAGGGTGTCCGAGCCGGTGCGGCGGACGGAGATGAGGTCGCGGATCGTCAGGGGGCGGCGGCCGAGCATCTCGATGATGCCGGTCTGCTCCGGGGTGACGAACGCGCCGGCGGAGGTGCCGGAGGCGCCGGTGAAGAGGGACTTCACGCGGATGGGGTCGGACTTCACCTGGGTGCGGTCCGGGATGCGGACCGTGCCGTCGGAGTTGGTGAAGCCCTTCATCATGGACTTGAACTGGGGCGAGGAGACGACCTCGAGGCCGAGGTTCTTCACGCGCTGGGTGGGGGTGCCGGCGTCCTTCTGCCCTTCGACGTCGTCGACGGCGTAGCCGCCGATCTCCTGGGCCAGGGACTTGGCCTGGTCGAGGACCTCGGCGTCGCGCTTGGCGACCTTGATCTGCTCGAGCAGGTCACGGCCCTTGGCCATGTGCTGGTCGTACTCGGTGCGCTCGGCGTCGGTGAGGGCGCGGCCCTCGCGGTCGGCCTTCTCGGCGGTCTCGCGGGCAGCCTTCGCCGCCGCCTGAGCCGCATCCTGAAGCTGCTTGAGCTTCGACATGTGTGCCTCCTTGGCATGGGTGCGCCCCGTGGGGCGCGGTTCAGGGGGTGGTCAGCCCAGGACCTCGAGGTCCAGGGCCTGTGCTGCCAGGGCGCGAGCGGACGGCGCGCCGGTGGGCTCCTCCGACTTGACGCGCTGGGCGCCCTCGTCGTTGGCCTTCCCGGTGCCGCTGGCCTGGTCCTGGTCGCTGGTGCCGTCGCCGTTCTCCTGGGCGCCCTCGTCGGGCAGGGAGGACAGGACGGAGTCGATGGCGTCGCGGGCCTCGCGGAGCGAGGTCTCGTTGGCCTTGGAGAGGACGCGGCCGGCCTTGAGGCCGTCCACGATCCCCTTGACGGCCACGACGGAGGTGTCCTGGTTCGCGCCGATGGGCACGAACGAGAACTCATGGACGCGGAGCTTGCGCAGCTCGTTGGCCTTGCTGCCGTCCTCGAGCTCGACGGCGCCCTCTTCGAGGGTGTCGAAGGCGAAGGAGAGCTGGTTCAGGCGGCGGCCCTTGACGAGGCGGTAGACGTGGGGGCCCTTCGGGGACTCCATGTCGAACGCGCCGTGGACCCGCCACCCGTGCTCGTCCTCGTCCATGTCGAGGGCGTAGGCGACGTAGAAGTCGGGGTCGTCCATGCGGTGCCCGAACAGGCCTGGCATGGAGTTGCCCGAGTCCTTCCACTGCTGGATCGTGTCCAGGAAGGCGCCCTTGGCGACGACGTCGCCGTACGAGTCGGGCTCACGGGTGAAGGTGGACGGGTAGACGATGAACTCGCCCTCGGCCAGCCCGTCGTCGGGGCCGGCCTTCACCTCGCCCACGGGGACGGTCTTGATGCGCATGTTGACCTCCTCGGTCAGCGGATGATGACGAGCGAGCACTGGCAGTTGGCCACGTCCTCGGGTCGCCGGTGAAGCTGCCCGGCCAGGGCATGCCGTTGGAGAAGTCCTCCTCGATCCCGACCTCCTCGCCGTCCAGTGCGGCGTGGGAGGCGCGGGGGTTCGACGAGTTCACGACCCACCGCTTCGTGGCCTTCGGCGCCACCTGCCGCGGGGCCTCGGCCATGCCGAAGCCCACGAACGTGGCGGCCGCGGTCATGGCCGCCTGGTCGGCGCGCGACTCTTCGGCCACGTCGAACACGTGCCCCACCGGGTCGTCGTCGTCGTCCTCGTCGTCGTCGTCGTCCTCGTCGTCGTCCGCGAGCGCGGCTTCGATCTGGCGGAGGGTGGCGGCGTTGACCTGGGAGGCGATGCGCTCGGCGACCTTGGCCAGGAACGCCTCGGTGCGGGGGGTGTCGTACTGGTCGGGGTCGAGGCCCATGCCGGTGAGGACGTCACGGGCGGCGGTGGTGGCGAGGTCCGAGCCGGCGTCGAGGAGGTCCTCGGCGAGCTCGGCGTCCCACCGCTTCCCGTCCCACCAGGTGGGGGACTTCGCGCCGGTGGCCGAGGTGATGGCGGCGCGCTGGCGCTTGAAGTGGGAGCGGAACACCTTGACGAGCGGGACGGTCTCCTCGGCCGGGATGGTGTCCCCGGCCGGGGCCTTCAGCTCATATTCGACGACACCGCCGGCCTTGCGGCGGGACGCGAACATGGCCTTCAGCGCCTCCTGGACGTCCTGGTCTACTTCACCGTCCGGATCCAGCGGGCGCTGCACGGTGACTGGCAGGAGGCCCAGATGCTCGATCGGATCCAGGCCCACCGCAACGAGCGCGGCTTCCGGATCGAAGCCCGACCGGATGAGCACAGCCGCCGCGTCCACAAGCGCCCGAATGTCGGCCGGGGTGTGACTTGTGGCCTGCTGAACAGCGGTGCCACCGTCGACCTCGGTCTTGCCGTCGCCGCTGTACGGCCCCGCGAGAACGTTGAGTGGGACGATGAGCTCGTCGCCGCCCTCGACGGCCGGCAGGTTCCGCATCGCGCGGGCTTCGTTGCGGGTCAGCCACGGGGCGCCGGTGGAGGTCTGCAGCTGGGCGGCCTGGTCCTCGAACGCGCCGCGCAGCTTCTCCTCGATGTTGAACTCGAGGTACATGCTGGCGGCCTCCGGGCCGAAGTCGTCCAGGAGGTTGACCGCGAGCGCCTGCTGGATGCGCTGCAGCCAGGGGCCGAGCGTGTCCGTGTAGAGGCTCTTGTGCTGCTCCTTCAGGCTGGCGAACGTGGCCGTCTCCATCAGCCCGATCATGGGCGGGGGATGTGGTAGGCCGCGGCGACTTCCTGGCGGGTCAGCTTGCGCGACTCGATGTACTGCAGGTCCTTGGCGGACTGCTGGGCGGCGGTGAACTTCATGCCGTCCTCGAGGATCGGCGTGCCGCCGACGTCTGCGCCGGAGCCGGCGTACTGGGCGCGCCAGGCGGCCTTGAAGCGGTCGTGCGCGGCCGCGGACCAGGGCGGGGCGCCGACGGGGCGCTCGAGGTAGCCGGAGGCGCGGGCCCCGTTGCGGAAGGTGTTGGCGCGCATGAGCGCGGCCTCGTGTTCCTCGGCGAGCACGGAGCGCAGGGACTCGATCGCGGGGACGCCGCCGAGCTCTCCGGCCGGGGAGTAGCCGCCGATGTAGACGACCTGGTCCCGCGTGAAGGTGCGGGTGCCGCGGTTGCCGCGCACGAGGAACTCGGTGGGGCCGGTCCAGTCGTCGCCGGCGGGCTCCCAGATCATCGGAGGGATCCGCACGAGTGCGTGCGGGGCGTCCGAGTCGGTGCCCTTCATCTTGACCGCGAGGTAGCGGTCGAAGATCGCGATGTCCTGGACGAGGGCCTCGACGAACGCGTACCGGTACTGGCCGGGCATGGGCCGGCCGATCAGCTGCGCGAGCGGGTGGTCGGTCACGCGGCGTCGGTCGGCGTCCCCGGCACGCTCGAACAGGTGCAGGCCGAGGGAGGCGATGTTGCGGGCCAGGAAGTCGGTGACCGTGCGGACGGACCCGTGGGTGCGCCAGATCGCGGCGTAGTCCGACGTGTAGCCGGGGGTGATCTGCAGGGAGCGGGGCACGGAGGTCGTCGGGCGCGCGAGCCCGCGCACCTCACCGTGGCTCACGACGAACGCCATGCGTCACCGCCTCTCAGGTCGTGGGGAACTGCAGGTACGCGACCTGCATGCGGTCGATGACGACCTCCCCGTCAGCCCGGGGCGGGTGGTCGGAGACGCCGTCGTGGATGACGGCCTCTCGCAGGACCAGGAGCGCGCCGTCGCGGCGCACGAGGACTCCGTCCACCGCGGTCCCGTCGTGCATGTTCACGACCGCGCGGCGGGCCAGCAGCGGCGCCCACTCGTCGGCGGGCGGCGACGCGCGGCGGGCGGGGGAGAACCACACGGCCCCGAGCGCGGCCGCAGCGGCCAGGATCGACAGGATGAGCGCGTACACGGCCACGCGGGTCCCCTTCGGGTCAGACGTACATGAACTGGCTGTCGTAGGAGTCGTCGTCGTACGCCGACCGTCCCTGCGACGGGCCGATGGTGGCCTGCCAGCAGGCCAGGGACGCGGCCTCGAGCGGGGACACGTCCGCGGTGGACGCCTTCCGCCCGATCGCGAACCGGTCACCCACCGGGCGCAGGGCCGCGCCGGCCACCGCCGCGTCGAGCTCGGGCGCCGGCGTGTGCAGCAGCACCCCGTCCGAGACCCGCGAGCGCAGGTTCGCGAACGCGTCGAGGACGTCGGTCGTGGTGGCCACGTGCAGGTTCACGCCCTCGCGCTCGAGGGTGGGGATGAGCATGGCGCCGGGGCCCTTGCCGTCGATCACGACGGGCAGCTCGAAGCGTGCCTGCAGCTCCTTGGCGCGGTCCACGGTCCAGGCGGTGCCCGGCCCGTGCTGGAGCACGCGCGGCCAGACCGCACCGGTGTCGTCGACGCCGGCACCGACGAGGGCTGCGGTCTTCAGGTCCATGGCCACGGCGATCGCTAGGCCGGTCATGGTCATGTCGGTGGGGCGCTCGACGTCGTCGCGGGCGCCCTGCTCCCACTTGCCTGGGCCGAAGATGTCCGAGGTGGAGGGGTCGTCCCACCAGCCCATCCGCTCGCGTCCGAACTCGTTCGGATCGATCGCCTCGCGCTCGGCGCGCAGGTACTCGACGGTCAGGCCAGTGCCGTTCGGGCGGACGCGTCCGAGCAGCGAGTTCGCGGCCTTCCAGTTCTCGACGTCGTCGAGCTGGCAGCCGTTCCACTTCCCGAACTCGTGGTCGCACTTCTCGGACGCGCACGCGCGACGCGCGGCCGCCCACTCGAAGTAGGCCAGGCGGGCGGAAGCGCCGGCGCGGCCGCGGTCACGGATCTTGCGGAGGACGTCGGCGTGCGCTGTGCCGGCGGAGGACCCGTAGGCGACCTGCGGGTCGGGGCGGGTGGTCAGGGTGGGGATCAGGGCGCCCATGTGGTCGGGCTGCAGCGCGAACGCCTCGTCGAGCACGACCTTGTCCCCGGAGAGGCCACGGCCGCCGGCCTTCGTGCGCGCTCGGAACTTCAGGCGCGCCCCGGACTTCAGCTCGATCGCCTCGTCACCGTTGGCCCGGTGGACCTTCTTCACGCGCTTCGACAGGAACGAGGACCCTCCGATGAGGATCTCCAGGTCCCGGAACGCCTCCTGCGCCGTCGAGAACTCGTGCGCTGACCAGATCACCAGCTGCTGATCGGTGATGAACAGCCAGCCGAGCACGGCCATCTTCAGCACGCCGGTCTTCAGGTTCTGCCGCGGCGCGATCACCGCGGTCTCGAACGCCGTGGACTTGCCGTGCGAGTCCACGCCGAACATCGCGTCCAGCACGAGGCGCTGCTCTGGGTCCGGTCCGTAGCTGATCACGTCGCACAGGTCCGCGACCTCCGGCCCGTACGTGTCCACCCGCTCAGGGAGCGACTCGTACAGGGGCCGCACCAGCGCGCCCGGATCAGCCAGCATCACGACGACGCTCCTCACGACGACGACGCAGCTCGTCCAGCTCGTCCCCGTCGTCGGCCTTGTCCGCGAGGACCCCGGCCAGCGTGGCCTCGAGCTGCTTCACCATGCCCGCGAGCGCCGACCCGGTGTCGAGGGTCGGGTTGTCGATGCGGGCCGCGAGCGCGAGCGCGGACTGGCCGGCGACGGTGCCGACTTTGCCCGCCTTCCGCAGCTCGTCCACCGTGGCCGCGTAGACCGTCATCGGGACGTCGTCGACGATGACGCGTCCCTCCGCCGGCGTCTCGCGCGGCGACTCCTCGTCCTCGTCCATCAACCGGCCGACGACGGCCGAGGCGGTCGCCTGCTTCACGGACTCGGGCATCTCGGTCTTCCGCTTGCGGTGCGCGCGGACCCGGCAGCGCGTCGAGCAGTACCGGGCCGTGTCCCGCTTCGCCTCGAACACCTCACCGCACTCGTAGCAGGCCATCTCCATGCGGGTCACCTGCTCTCGGGCCCTCACGGGCAGTCGTTGCATCGCGTTCTGGGGCGCGCACGTAGCGTTACCGTCACGCGCGTCGGGGAGGGAGATGACTACCGGGCGGAGTCAGGAGCCGCATGATTCCGCCAAATTTGAACCCCCCTACCCGGTGGGCGGTCACCAGTCGCGGACCGTGGTCGCGGCCTTCGCGGCGCGGGCCGCGGTGGCGTTGGCCTGGCCGGCGGCACGGTTGCAGCGGCGGTGCTCGGGGCCCTGGTAGCCGGTGCGGTCGTCGGTGTGCCCGAGGTCCCATGGCTCGTTCGCGGCGATGGGCTCTTGGCAGCGTGCGCAGATGGCCTGGCCGGACTCGACGAGTGGCCGGTACCGCTCACGGATGCGCTGGTGCGAGGCACCGTAGCCGCGGGCCGTCGTGCTGCGCAGCGTCATCTGACATCACCTCGACAGGGCGGGCGGTGAGGGGTGCTGGGCAGGTGCGGCTCGCGGGGGAAACCTAGTCCGGTCATGGCCGTCCTTGCACGAGGCGCGCACGCAGGGGACGCCTCGCTGACCCAGCGGTCTGGGTACGACGAAGGCCCCGACCTGTGGGGGTCGGGGCCTTCGCGAAGATCGGGGCCTGGGCGCACTTCTCCCAAGCACTGCCGAGCGTACACCTCGGGGAGGTCAGCCTGCAAGCAGGTGCGCCACGGACGGCGGGGCGCCCAGCTGGACGGCGAGGTCCACGACCTCGGGGCCGTGCCACTCGGCGCCGCACTCCGCGCACGAGGCCCGCGGGGTCTGGCCCTGCACGATGGTCAGAGCCGGCGCGTCCACGTACTCCTCGAGGTCCCGGTTCAGCACCGGGGTCCGGGCGATACCGCATGCCGGGCACTTGGCCCCGCGCAGGGCGACCACGCGCGGCGGGTCGAACAGCCGTTCGATCGACGCCGTCCACCCGCGCACGGTGGCGAGCATCTCCGCCTCGGCCGCCTGCCCTTCCAGGGCGGCGGCGGTCCAGCGGATCCGCTCGGCCAGGGTGAAGCCGCCGAGCCCGGGGCGCAGGGTGAGCACGCCGGGCGTCGAGCGGGCCAGCCACGACAGGTGGATCGCCTCGTCCTTCACCTGGCACAGCAGCGCGAGAGCGGACACGTCGAGCGGGGCACCCGAGCCGACCGACCCAGACGAGCCGCCGCCGCCCTCCCCGGACGGGTGCACCGCCTCCTGCAACTGCTCGAGCAGCGGAGCAGCACGCACGACGGCCGGCCCCGCCTCGGTGTGCAGGATCTGTCTGGTCTCCACGGTGAGCCGGTCCACCAGCTCCATCAGCTCGCTCATGCTCCGCCCTCCTGCTTCGGGCACGACCACAGCCGCTCGAGCTGCGCCGCCGTCCGCGGGTAGTGGTAGTGGCAGGTCAGCTCCAGGCTCCAGTAGATGTGCAGGATCCTGCCCTTGTAATCCGTCGTCCACTCCAGGTCGCAGGTGCACCCCTCCGGGCGCTCCATCCCCCGAGCAGCTCGTCGTTCGCCTGGTCAGCGTCATCCCAACTCGTCACGTCAGCTCCCTCTCGATCGTCCGGTCGAACCACTGGACCGGCCGCCACAGGCCCGCATCCATCCCCGCGGCGGTGAGCGCCGCGAGCCAGGTCTTCTGCGCCGGCGTGGCCCGGCCCTTCTCCGTCTTCAGTTCCCGGAACAGCACCCGGTCCTCACGCACGAGCACGAGGTCGGGGAAGCCTGGCTCCGAGCGACGCGAGTCGAAGGTGTGATACGCCAGCCAGCCCAGAGACCGTGCCAGCCGCACGACCAGGGCCTGCAGGTCTCGCTCCTTCATCCCGGCCGCCATCATCTGCGCGTACTCCTCAGCCCTCACCACGGTCACCTCCTCGACCACGACCACCACGTCTTCCCCGTCTTCTTCGTCTGCCAGAGCCCTTCCGAGCCCCACCAGACCCACCAGCGCTCCCGTCCCGTCCAGGCACGTCCCAGCCCGAGCCCGGCCCGTGCCCGTCCAGGCACGTCCCGTCCCGACCCGACCCGTCCCGACCCGACCCGGGGAATCCAGATCCTTCAGCCTGGCGATCTGCGGGAATCTGCAGATCCACCGGCCCGACGCCCGGCGGGCCGGCATCGTCCGGCTCCCACTCGACCTCGGCGAGGTCCACCCAGGAGCGCTCGGTGGCCGGCGCCGGCTGCGGGATACCCCGCGCGGCGGCCAGTGCCTCCAGCAGCTCCTGCTTCCGCTTGTCGAGCAGGCGGCGCGCCACGTCGCGCTGAGTGGGCGCCGCGGCTGCGGGCTCGCCAGGGCCGCCGGCGTCGCGCACCTGGGCCGCGCGCTGGCGCTCCGGCCGGGACGCGGTGTCGCGCACGCCCTGACGGGGTGCTGCGGTCGCGTCGCCGGCGGTGCTGCCTGCTGCGTCGGTCGGTGCTGCGGTCGCCTGCGCCGGCGCGCTCTCGCGCTGCGGTGCCTGCTCTGCTGCGAGGGTGGTGCTGCCAGCCTCCTCGGGGGCGGTGGGTGCGGGGACGACGTCGTGCTCGGCCAGGAAGGCCAGGGTGTCCGCGCCGTACAGCGGGTGCCTCGGCGGCGGCATCAGGGCCCGGTCGAACGAGGTGTTCTCCTCGTCCTTGCGGGCGCTGTTGCACGAACGGCACGCGACCACGAGGTCCTCGGGTGAGGCTGCGCCCTGCCCCGGGCGCATGTGGTCGTAGGTCGCGCCGCGCCCCGACTTCCGGTCGCGCCAGGCCACGGTCTTGCCGCACCAGCGGCAGCCGTCACCGTCGCGGAGCCGCACGGGCACCGTCAGCTCGGGGTTCGCGACGTCGTTGCGGCGCTGCGTCTCCCAGGCCCGCTCCTTCTTCAGGAACATGTGGAAGAGGTCCTTCTCCTCCACGAGCCGGAACGCGCGCCGCGGCACACCCTCGGCGTCCTCCGCCGTCGTCTCGACGAAGTACCCCGCACGCACCGCGGCCGCCACAAGCGCCTCGAACCGCGGGCTACCGGCCATCACGCGGGCAGTACCGACCGTGACCACGTAGTCGCGCTCGTGCTGCGCCGCCATGACCGCGCAACGGGCCACGAACCCGAAGAGCTCGTTGACGATGCGGTCGTCCGCGTCGTCGGCCTCCATGGCCGCCAACGCGATCGGGTGAGTCGCGCTGGCGTCCGAGACCTTCAGCCACGGCATCAGCCCTCGCCCTCAACGCCCGCGAGCGCGGTGCGGATGCGAGTGGCCGTTGCCTCGAGCCACTCGGACTCGTCAGACATCCCGCCGGAGAAGTTGTACAGCGTCGCAGCCTCGGCATCGAGCCGGTCCGCGAGGTCAAGTACGGCGTCGAGTGCGTCCACGAGGCGGGGCACGTCGGTGCGGGCGGCGGCGATGAACTCGGCGTCGGACTCGGCCCACATGGTGATGCCGTCAACCACCAGGTAAGGGCCCTGCGGATCGGTGACCAGCCCGTCTGTCTTGGACGTGATGGTCCCTTCCAGGCCGTCCGCTTCCCACGGCCCTTCGGTGGCGGCGTCGGCCTGCTTGCGGATGCGGGCCAGGGTCTCGCGGGGGTCACGCACGGGTCTCTCCCTTCAGGGCGGCGCGGATGAGGGTGGCGGCGTTGTCCCAGGCGATGGCTTCGTCCTTGGTGTGGGAGGTGTCCCGCTCGGCCTCGAACCGCTCGACGAGGTCGAGCACGGCGACCAGCGCCCGGTACATGACCTGCTCCACCTCCAGCACGTCCGCGAGCGCGCGGGTGATGACGGCGGCGGTGTGGGCTTGCACGACGGCGTCGAGGTCGGCCCAGGGACGGACGGTGTCCCCGTTGCCTGGTGCACGGGTCGCGTCCCACAGGTCGGCTCCCCGCCGGTGCTCAGCGGACGCGTCGTCCGTGGGGCCGGCATGGTGAGCGATGAGGTGCAGGTCGTCGAGGGCCTCTCTCGCCTCTCCGGTGGTGGTGTTCGGGGCGGTCACTGGCCTGCCTCCTTCCAGGTGCCGGGGGTGATGCACTCCGGGGGAATGAGTCCGCATAGCACAGCGTCAGAGCGCCAGGCTGCGTACCAGTGGCCACCTAGACCGAGCACGGCCTCACGGGCGCGGCACGTCCTCCCTCGTTCCGCGGCCTCGATGTACTCATGCCCGTCAGCGGGGACGATGACCGCGCCGGGCTCAGTGGGGAGGTCCGCGGGGAGCACATCGTCCAGGCGGGCATTCTCGATGGTCTGCACGTCGAGGGCCTCTCTCGCGTCCCTGGCAGCAACGTGCTCACTCATTGGTCTCTCCGTTCATGCGGCCGCGCTCGCGGGCGTGGCGGGTGGCGTAGACGACGTCCATGGCATCCGCGAGGGTCGGTGCGAAGCGTGCCCACATGGCACCGCCGCCGCCCCCGAGGTACTCGATCTCCCAGAACACGGCGCCGGCCAGCGGGCCGGAGCGCATCACCCTCGGGCGGATCGAGACGCGGCGGTTCGCCAGGGCGTACAACGCGTACTCCTGGGTCCCGAGCCGCGGGGCTCGCGCACAGACTGGGGTCCGCACGGGCGTGTCGCTGTGGTGGGTGGTGGTCACGAGTCCTCCTCGTCGAGTCGGGCGAAGTCGTCGCGGGTGAGGGTGAAGGACGAGCCGCCGGTGGAGACGGTGAGCCCGTCGAGGGCGTCGTCCTTGAAGCCCTTGCGGACCGCGGCGGCCAGGGCCTCCTTGGCCTCGGTCTCGTCCTTCCGGGCCAGGTGCTCGCGCTGGATGCGGTTCAGCGCGTGGGCGAGGTCTTCGGTCTGCTCACGCCAGTCCAGCTCGAGGCCACCGAAGTCGGGGGTGTCCCCGTCCTCGGGGTCCAGGCGGGCGATGGTGAGCAGGCCGCGGCAGTGCGGTCCGGCCGCCACCAGGTACGAGGACCCGGTACGGCGGTTGCCGGTGATCGTCAGCTCCCCGCCGTACGCCTTCGCTGTCCGCACGAAGCGGGCCAGGCCCTTCTCGTGGACCAGCGTGTGCAGCGGCAGCTCCTCGCCGACGAAGGAGGCCGGCATGACCGAGGCCGGGACGTTCGGGAACTCCGGGTCCGGGTCACCGCCCTGCAGGACGAGCTCGTTGCCAGCCAGCAGGCCACCGACGTCCTGGAACGTCAGCTGGTGGCCGGCGTCCGTGACCTCCCGGGTGATCATCAACATGGACTGGTCCAGCTCGTCCGCCAGCGTGAACACCGCCAGGACGGCCTTCGCCGCCGCAGGGGACAGGTGGAACGCGTCCGTGGCCGGATCCCCGGTCAGGTCCTCCACCTCCAGCACGGACGACCTCGCCATCACAGACGTGGACCCGCACGAGGCCATGACCCACACCCAGCGGTCCGAGACCTGCACCCGCAGGTGCTCCAGCACACCCGACTTCGGGCCGCCCGTGTGCGGCAGCGCCGCCGCCAGAGCCTGCCGGAACTGCATCGTGTCCAAGGTGACCCTCATGCCGCCACCTCCGCTCGGGCCAGGCGGCGCACGGCCGGCGCCAGCGCCGACAGGGACTCCACGCACGTGAACGGGATCGCGTGGGTGACCGCCGAGACGGCGTCACCGCACGTCAGGACGACCGACACCCGATCGCTGCCTGCGCCGTCCGGGTAGATGCGGACCAGCGCCTCGGTCTCCGCCAGCCGATGTGCCAGCACCAGCACGCCCAGGGCCGCGACGACGGCGCCCGCCGCCGCATCCCGGTCATGCACGTGACTGCAGCCCAGCCGGGCCTCACGGATCAGCCGGCGGACCCGCAGGCCCGCGAGCGCGGCGCTCACGAGGGCGGTGAGTCTGCGGAGGATGGTGTGCGGGTTCATGCGAGGGGCTCCTTGATGAAGGTGATCCAGTGCGTGTTCATCTGCTTGCCCACTCGGTGTCCGACAAGGGGCCGCTGGTGGGTGAGCTCGAGGATGTGAGAGACCGGGATCTGCGTCTCGTTCCACTTGAAGATGAGGACGCCGGCGGGCTTGAGCACGCGGAAGCACTCGGAGAAGCCCGCGGCGAGGTCCTGCCGCCAGGTGTTCCGGTCGAGTCGGCCGTACTTGAGCGCCTGCCAGCCGTTGCCTGCGCGGACGAGGTGAGGCGGGTCGAAGATCACCACGCTGAACGTGCCGTCCTCGAAGGGGAGAGCGCGGAAGTCGGTGATCGCGTCCGGGTTGATGCTCAGGGCGCGCCCATCGCAGAGGACGTGCTGCTCTGATCGGATGTCCCCGAACAGCACGCGGGGGTCCGCCTTGTCGAAATAGAACATCCGCGACCCGGAGGCCGGATCGAGCACGGGTGGGGTCGGCTCCTTCACAGGGTCGACGGTGGCGCTCATGCCCGGGCCTCCTGCCAGGTGCCGGGGGTGATGGCGCTGGAGCTGAACTTGATGCCAGTGCCTCCAGAAGCCGTGCGCCAGGCTCCGTACCACACGCCGTATCGGTAGATAGCCTCGGCGGCTGTGTAGGTCACACCGTGTGCGGTGGCCTGGATGCGCCCGCCGTCCCTGCCCTCGATGATGGCCCCCGTCCACTCGGGCAGGCTCGGCAGCTCCACTTCCTCGGCGGCCTGGACGGGGCGCCGGACGTACCAAGTGCCGACGTCGAGCCGGCCGATGAGACCACCCTCAGCGGTCCACGGGAAGCCGACCAGGTCCAGGCGGGCGACGACGCCGGCGCGGGTGACGCCGAGATGATCCTGTCGCGCCTCGTCGCCCACGTTCAGCGGGTCACCGTTCAGCGGCTTCCAGGGGCGGTCGTCCTCGGCGGCGGTCTCGGTCAGGGGGTGGTCAGTCATTTCGGGTCTCCTTGGATGGTGTGGGGGTGCCGTTGGGTGCGGGGCGGCGGGCCATGAACCGGGCGAGGTTGGCGCGGTTCTCGTCGACGTCGGGGCGGAGCGCGAGTTCGTTCTTGCTGATGCGTCCGTGGGTGCGGAGCCGGGCGGCGTGGCTCGTGACGAGCGGGGTCCGGCGGCCGGTCATGACGCGTCCTCCCGCCGGGCGGCGGCCTCGCGGGCGCGGATGATGCACATGCGGCAGACACCGTTGGTGAGGCCGCGGTTCTTCGAGTGGCAGACCCGGCAGGTGCCCTTCTGCTGGCTGGCCACGAGCGGGGTCGGGCGGGCGGCGTCCTCGGCCTTCTGGCGGCGGGCCTCGGCCCGGGTGATCGCGGACCGGATCGTGGCGACTGCTCGCCCGAACCGCTCCGAGAGGTCATCGAGGGTGGCCCCTGCGAGGCGGGCCTCGAGGATCGCGTCCGCCTCAGCGGTGCTGACCCGGCCGACCTTCGAAGGGGCCGCGGCCGGGGCCGGCTCGACCTGCGCCGGCTCCTGCGCGGGCTCCGCGGTGGGCGCCGGCGCGGGCGCCGCGGTGGGCTCCTGCACGGGCTCCGGCACGGGCTCCGGCTCGGGCGCCGGCTCGGGCTCCGCGGTGGGCTCCTGCACGGGCTCCTGCACGGGCTCCTGCACGGGCTCCTGCACGGGCTCCTGCGGTGCAGGCTGCCCCGCGCGCTCGACACGCTCGTCAGGAGCCGCGGCCGGCCGCGGGTCATCAGGGTCGGGCTCGGGCCAGCGCGCGTACGTCATCGTGACGCCACGCTCCCGGTCCCGGCGGGTCGTGGCCTCGCAGCCCTGTTTCTTCCACCAGGACCCCTGACCACCGTTGGCCTTGCTCTCGGCGACCTTCGCCCACCGGCCGGGATGCTTCTGCAACTCGGCCAGCACCTGGCGCAGATGCGAGTCGCCCGGGCGGCCGACACGCGCCGGTCCGGGGTCCTCCCAGGTCATCTCGAACGTCGTCGTCATCGTGGTCTCCTCATCGCTCTCTCCGCGGCCCGCTGCAGGTCCGCGATCTGCTCTGCTTCACGCTCCGCACGAGCCGTGCGGGCGTCCTCGCGCAGGTGGTACTCACACACCCGCCTGTGGGGGCACACACCCAGGTGCCGGTTCTGCCGGCAGCACCGGCCGTCACACGGCACGCCGTGGTACGCCGCCGCGACCTTGCCGCCCATCAGCGATCACCCGCCCGGCAGACGGGCGACGTCCCGGGCGGTCCGCCCGGTGCAAGGCCGAGCGCTGCATCGGCGTCAGCCCGCCCCAGACCCCGTGGCGTGACGACGTGCGCGCCGTCCCCTCGGCGTCCATGGCGACCTGTAGACACACCTCGCGGGCAGGGCACTGCCGGCATGCAGCCACGGCCACCGCCTCCGACGACGGCGTGAACCAGATGTCCGGATCCGCCAGCTGACACGGGGTCCGCTCCGCTTCGTCCACCGCCTCGAGGCTGGGTTCGGTCGCGATCTCGGTCATGCCCGTCATCACCGGTCTCCTTCGGACCTGCGGGCCTGCTCGGAGGCGGGCCGGCTCGGGTCGAACACGGGGAAGAAACGGGCGTCCACGGTCCGGCCGCCCGGGAAAGACAGGAAGACCTCGCCCCGGCACTCACGCCAGTCCGGGCCCGCGAGCGTCACGTCCACGCGTCGCGCGGCCGACCAGTAGACGCGCGTCGCACGCACGACCGCCGCGCGCAGCTCGTCACGAGACCGGTACGACACCCACGGGTACGGCTGCGGCATGGGCTTGCGGTCCACGACCTGCAACAGGATCTGGTGGTGCCTGCGGTGCTCAGCCACGGCCACCACCCCCGCAGGGAACGGCATGGTGGAATGAGCGCATGGAATGGACCCCGACGCCCTCTGACTGGATCGCAATCGGTGCTTTAGGCGTGTCCCTGTACGCCGCGTACATGGCTCGCCAAGCACACAGCTGGAAGAGAGAGGACCGGTTACGCGACGAGGTCCGCGTCGTCGTACACCGGCACGAGTACGAGTACGACAGGGTGCTGGTAGCCCTGCGGAACGACGGCACGCGCACTGCCGAGTCCCCTCGCCTCGACCCCCAGTCGGTTCTCGGATTTGCTGTCATTGGAGGGCTCATCGCCCTGCGCTGGGCACCTGGCCAGATCCTCACGTTCCGGTATGAAAAGCCCCCTACCCGCAAACCGATGGAGACCCTCCGCTTGGAATGGGAGGGACCTGGGGTGGGGCACCAGACGCTCACGCTCCCTCCTCCTGCTGGGAAGGAGTCAACGTCTTCGCATTAGCACTCTGCTGGGCTGCGTCCTGATGTTCCCGCCGCCTAACCTGCGCGTCTAGATGGCGGGCATACAGGCACAAGGGGGCAGTTAGAGCCGACGCGATGACCGAGTATCTCCGGGGGGTGATCACCGTGCGCCACCTCCCAGCGAGGCCGTCACGGCCATGTCCACCAGGCCCGGGAGCGCGAGCACTGCGAGCACCGCGGCCACGGCCAGGCCGGCGCGCACGACGTCACGCACCGCGCAGCCCAGCGAGCCATCCGCCGGCGCCCACCACGTGGACCGCTGCAACGTGGCGCGCATCCCCAGCTCCTCAGGGAGCGACGCCGCGCTCACGCGGACTCACCGCCCTCGGGGCCCTCGCAGTCTGGGCCGTCCTGATCGACGTCGTCGACGCGACGGCACGCGTCCTCGTCCTCCAGCACCACCTTGATGGCGGTCAACGTGCTCTTCACGGTGCGTTCCAGCTCGGCGTACTCCGCCTCGACCGCGGTGACGGCGCGGATGACCGCCTCGAGCTGCCCTTTCGGGACGTCGATCTGGACTCTCGTGTAGTCGGACCCGGGAGGGTCGATCTGGAAGTACATGGTGGGTCTCCTCGTGTGATGGGTGGCCGGCGCGGGACGCGCGGCCGGGGTGGATGGTCAGGCGGTGGCGCGGCGGGCCCGGCGGGCTACGGCGCCGGGGGCGAGCGCGAAGACGTTCGCGGGGGACAGGGCGGCCTGCTCGGCCTCCTCGTGGGCGAGGACCGCGTCGACGCGGAACCGCCATGCGCGGCCGACCTTGAAGCCGGGGATCCGGCCGGCCTTCGCGGCGTCCTGGACCCACTCCTCGGAGACCTGCCAGCGGGCGGCGAGGTCGGCGGTCGTGAGGACGGCGGGGATCTCGACGGTCTGGGCGACGGCGGCGGTCATGCTGCGCTCCTCTGCAGGGGAAGGGACTGGATCAGGTCGTGACGGCCCACGCGGCGACAGAACCGCTCCATGGCCTCGACCGTGGGGAACCCGGCCCGCGGAGCCGCGGCCTCACGGGTCACGCGGGCGGCGGCCAGGTGCTCGAGGTCCTCCAGGCGGGCGGCCGTGCGCTTCGCGGCCCGGACCGTGCGCGCCAGCCGGGCGCGGCGCAGGTTCTCGACGTAGAAAGGCGCGGCGGTGGTCATGCCGTCACCGCCTCGTAGGTAGCGGCGAAGATGTCGGGCTTGCAGGGGTAGAACTCGCCGTTGACTCCCCTGATGACCCAGTCCCCGTGCGGGTATCGGCCAGACACGTCACGGGTCTCCCCGCGCATCACGCCCTCCAAGGTGGGGATATCTAGCCCGAGGTAGACGTCGGACGGGTCCGAGGGCTTGCCCTCCTCGACCACCCTTCCGCCACACCAGGTGGCGACTTCGCGCACGTTCTTGGGCGTCAGCGCAACGGCCTCGATGGTGACGGGCCTCTTGCGGTATCGCTTGGGGGTGGTCATGCCGTCACCACCCGGATGCCGAGCAGCTCGAAGGCCGGCTGATCGGTCAGACGGGACCGCACGACGCCGAGACCCTTGCCGGTGAGCCGGACCTGCGGGGCCGCGGACTCCCGCACCTCACCCGAGACGAGGTCGCGGTACGTGCGGGCCTTCACCACGAACAGGCCCTGCTCGATGTACCGCTGGTACACGTGCGGGCGGCCCTTCGCATCGCGGTACAGGTAGCCCCAGTCCACGAGGGCCTTCACGAGACGCTTCTCGCCGATCTCGATCTGCCCGGACTCACACAGCACCTTCGCGGCGTCGTTGTACGACCACGAGCCAGCCGAAGACACGATCGACTCCCACGCGGCGACCTTCGGGGCGTCCTCGGCGACCTTCGCCTCGAGCGCCTCGACCTTCGCCACCGTCAGGGTCAGGGCCCGGTGGATGATCTCGTCCTCGGTCAGCTCACGCTGCACGGAGTACGCGCCCGTCTTCCGGATCGCCGGGAGCACCTCGTGCGTCAGCCACCGCTTGAACGCCTTCGCCTCCGGCTTCCGCGAGCGCAGCACCAGCGAGTACATGCCGGCCTCGGTGACGACGACCATGGTCTGCGGGCCGGAGGGGGTGTCTACCAGACACCCCCTCTTCTCGTCGGCGTCGAGGTAGCGGGTGGCGTCCTGCTGGCGGCTGATCTCGAGGACGGCGCAGAGGTCGGCGGCGACGAAGTGGGGTTCGCCGTCGATGACGGCAGTGCGCACGGCGGTGGCGCCGTACTGGAAGGGTGTCAGCGCGGTCATGCCGCTGTCCTTTCGTGCGTTCCGTGGTGGTGCGTGGGACGTTCCACCTTGGTCAAAAAAAGGTCCTCGACGCCGACGCCCAGGTGATGGGCGATGCGCAGAGCGGGCTCGGGCGCGAGGGTCTCGGCCTGCCCGTTGAGCAGGCGGTTCATGTATGAGTGCGACTTCCAGCCGGCGGCGCGTGCCAGCTGCCGCGCTGAGACGTCCTGGACGATCATCAGGCGCTGGAGTCGCTTGCGGTCCCGCAACTTCATGTAGAGCTCCCCGAGTGGCAGGTGAATGACTTGCCCCATGACTGTAACCTTTCGCGTGACGTAGTGTCCAGCAAAACGGTACAGCGAGTTGGCCCAGGTGTCCACCTACTTCTCTCCAGGTCCGCGCTGATAGCCCCGTATCCGCGCCGCCATGCGGCATACCGCCCCCTTTATTGCTACCGTTTCGGTGTCCACTCCCACGCAACAGCGGGTGTCCGAGGTCGGTTGCTCCCCTTGGCGTCGCCCCGCAGATTGGTCGCCATGAACGACATGCACTCGCTGGGCCGGCTGATCGCCTCAGCCCAGGAGCGGAACGGCTGGTCCCTCCGCGACCTCGCCGCCCGCGCCGAGCGCGCAGGGTACGACATGAGCCACACCAGCTTCGCGCGGCTCAAGTCCACCCCGGTCACCTCGATCAAGGGCGAGAACATCACGATGCTCGCGCTCGTGCTGAAGGTGCCCGTGGCCCACGTGGCCACTGCAGCGCTGGAGTCCATGGGAGTGGAGCTCGACTCGGCTCTTCACCCGTCGGTCCTCGACGTCGTTCAGGAATCCCCTGACCTCTCGACGTATGACCAGGAGCTGCTCACCGCAGTCCTCCGGGTCATGCTCGACCGCCGTAGGACGGACCACCATGACGAGCACGACCGCCCAGACCAGCACCAGGACCGCGAGCGCGGCACGGCCGAGCGCGGGGAGCGCGCGGCGGTGACGCTGGCGCTGGACAGAAGACCGCGGCGGCCGGTGCGCCGGCCGAGTTCGATCTGGCGGCACACCCCGACTTCGAGCTGACCCGTGACCGGCAGGCCCGGGAGTGGGGTGACGTCGGTGAGGAGTCCCAGGACTCGGGGGGCGAGGATGGTGCGTAACGTGTCCCGTCTCACGGTTACGGTGCGGGCATGTTCCATCCCTGGAGGGCGCTGCGCACGCTGACGCACGTCGTCGTGGTCTGGGCTCGCCCGCACCCGACGGCGCCGGCCGCGACCGATGGCGCGACCGTGATCTGGCTCGACCCCCGCATGACACAGGCCGAGCGGCGGTGCGCGCTCACCCACGAGCTCGTGCACCTCGAGCACGGCCACCGCGGCTGCCAGCCGCCGTCCGTCGAACACGCGGTGCGCGCGGCCGCGGCCCGGCACCTGATCACGCTCGAACAGCTCTCCGACGCCCTGCCCTGGTCCATGAGCCTGGACGAGCTCGCCGACGAGCTGTGGGTGACCCCGCTCGTGCTCACCGACCGCCTCGCCGGGCTCACCCGGGCCGAGCGGGAGCACCTCGCCGCCCGGATCCCCGAGCACCGCGAGACCGTCTAGCCTGTCCGACCCCGGACGTACCGTCCCGACATGACCACGACCACCCAGGCGCCCGCGAGCGCCGGCCGCCTGTCCGTGCGTGACCACATGGTGCTGCAGCTGTGGGGGCGGCGGTGGCGGCACGGGGCCGCGCGTGACCGGGCCGCTGAGCACCTGGTCGGGCTGCGGGGCACGGCGCTGGCGATGCGCGTGGCGGTGCTGGCCGAGGACCCGGCGGCGATCGCCGCCTACCCGGTGATCACGCGGCGGGCCCGGGAGGCCCGGCAGACCCGCGAACGTGCGGTACGTGCGCCTGCCGCTTAACGCGTCCGCCCCCTCGGGGAGCGTGGAGGCCGCGAAGGGAAGCGCAAGAGAGGCCCCGTCCAGCAGCCAGCTGGACGGGGCCTCTCGCTGTGCCAGGGGGTCAGGTGCCGGGGGAGGGCTCCCAGCCGATCGCGTCGACCGCGGCGCGCTGGGCGTCCAGGAGCAGGTGCGCGTACACGCGGGAGGTGGTCTGCAGCGACTCGTGGCCGAGGCGGTGCTGGACGACCTGCGCGGGGACCCCGTCCATGAGGGCCCACGAGGCGAACGTGTGCCGCAGGCTGTGCGGGGTCAGGTGCTTGGCGATCCCGGCGGCCGCGAGCGCCGGCTTCCAGTGGCGCTCGACGAAGTTCGTGCGGTGGATGACGCCGCCGCCGGGGGCGGTCAGGAGGAACTCGTCGGTGGCACGGCCGGCGGCCAATGGCTCGAGCGTTTCGACGGCCCAGTCGGGGAGCATGATCGTGCGGCGGCCGCGGGCGGTCTTGGGGACGCCGAGGACGGCGCCCTCCTTGCCCTTCTTCCAGGCGCGGCGCACGTGGATGACGCTGGCGGCGACGTCGAGGTCGCGGACCTGCAGGGCGGTGGCCTCGCCCCAGCGGGCGCCGGTGACGAGCAGGACGATCAGCAGCGGCTGGTACGACTCGGACATGGCTGCGTAGAAGCGCGCCCACTCGGCTCGGCTGAAGATGCCGCGCTCCTCCTCGACGTCGTCGTCGGGCAGGTCGGCGCCGCGCGCGGGGTTGGCTGGCAGGATGCCCTCCTGGATGGCGAGGCCGAGGACCGCGGAGAGCAGGGCGTGCGCGTTGCGGACCGTCTTCGGGGACACCGTGGCCAGCGGCGGCGCGGGCCGCGGGGGAGTGGCGGCCGCGGCGCGGGCGGCGGCCGCGCGCCAGCGGGCCGTGGGCTGCTGCAGCTGCCACCGGATCCACTCGGCCACCGTGCGGCGGTCGATCATGTCCACGGGCAGCTCGCCGAGGCGGGGCAGGAACGTGCGCGAGGCCTCTGCCTCGTACCCGGCCAGGGTGCCCGGGGTGCAGCGGAGCCCGCGGTGCTCGATGTACCGAGGGAAGAACTCGGCGAGCGTGGGCATGCCCGGGGCGCTGTCCACCTGGGCCTCGAGGATCCGGCGGGCCACCGTGGGCCCCTGCCGCGGGTCCTCCACGATCGCCTTGATGCGCTGGGCGCCGGCCTCGTGGGCGAGGGCCGGCAGCCACTGGAACCGGCCGTCCTCGTAGAAGCCGACCCGGTACGTGGTCCGGCCGGCCTTGTTCGTGCGCGTCTGGATGGTAGCCAACGCATCTCTCCTGGTGCTCTCCGATGATGTGCCTACCCCGTAGGGACCGAGCACTACCCAACAGCACTACCAAGACGAGATAAGGCCCGGAATCATCCGCATGATTCCGGGCCTTACGGTGGGGTGAGCGACGGGGATTGAACCCGCGACCTTCTGGACCACAACCAGACGCTCTGCCGACTGAGCTACGCCCACCATGCCTGCTTCACACGGACGGATCCGCGCGGCGCAGCGGGGTCCACAGTACACGAGATCCCGCGCAGCGCCGAATCGGGGAGCGGGGGTGACGGCTCAGGCCTGCGCCCCGGACACCACCTGCGCGATGGCGCGGGCCTCCTCCGTGGTGGGGCCGGGGGCGGGGGCCATGACGGCGGCCCGGTAGTAGCGCAGCTCGGTGATGGAGTCCTTGATGTCCCCGAGGGCGCGGTGGCCGCCGGTCTTGGCGGGGGCCTGGTAGTAGGCGCGCGGGTACCAGCGCCGGGCCAGCTCCTTCACGGTGGACACGTCCACGATCCGGTAGTGCAGGTGGTCGACGACGGCGGGCATGTAGCGGGCGAGGAACAGCTTGTCCTGGCCCACCGTGTTGCCGGCCAGCAGGCCCTTGCCGGCGGGCACGCGGGCGGCGATGTACTCGAGGACGCGCGCGGCGGCGTCGTCGAGCTCGAGACCCTCCGCCAGCTCCGGCAGCAGGCCGGAGGTGGTGTGCATGTCCCGGACGAACGGGTCCATCTGCTCGAGGGCCGCCTCGGAGGGACGGATCACCAGGTCGATGCCCTCGTCCAGGATGTTCAGCTCGGCGTCCGTGATGAGCACCGCCACCTCGACGAGCTCGTCGACCTGGGGGTGCAGGCCGGTCATCTCGCAGTCGATCCAGACCAGGGGGGCGCTCTCCGGCGTGGGGGTGCTCGTCTCGCTCAT